GAAGCCCCATAGCGTAGAGGTTATCAGGGCGGGGACGCCAACCAGCCATAAAGATAGGAGCGTGACCAAGCCACGACGGATTCTCTTCATTGTCCAGAACGTAGGCACGGTCAACGACAGAAATGATACGATCCGAGTGAAGCTTCTTCTCGTTGTAGTCGTAGATATCACCGTAGAACGTAAGAACCTCTACGTAGTCTGATTCGTAGTACTGCTGGATCGACGTAAAGCCATCCGCAATGAAGCCATCAGCCTTGTTGTACGCCGAGTCACCTGAACGGACAGCAGCACGGCTGTAGATCATCTTGTCGATAATGGCTTGCCAGTGGCCCTTAGATGGGTCTTTGTCGATCATCCGTTTGATTTCCCCGAGGGTGAGGATGCTCTTGATGATTTTAGGCGACTTGTAGAAGTCCGACGCAGTAGGGTTGAATACGATGTCGTAGGGCGACACACGAACCAGACGAGGGCCAATGTAGTTCGTAGTGACCTCACCAGTCTCCTTAGCCGTGTATTCTTGGTTCCACGACACAGTAGCGAAGCAGTTACCGTATTGAATCCAGTCGTAGAGAAGATTAGAGGCAGTGTTCACAAAGTCAGACTGACGAATCTTGTTATCCATATAGGACTGGATTACATCACGCTTCTGACGGGTATTAGCGTCCTTCGAGTCACCTTCCCAACGCATCCACTTCTGCTGAGGGAACAGCGTAGCAAAATAATTAGCGTGAAGCAGGTCCATAATTTGAGTTAGCTTCGGAGTAGTCGTCGAGTTAGACCACGGCAATGCTGCGTTTTTAGTCGTGCGAGTGTCTGTCGCATAAATGTAATTACGCAGTTCTTTCTTTTCTTCAACCCAAGTCTCACGTAGATTGCTCCACTCAACCCAGCGATTAGCAATCTCTACAGCGAGAGTGTCGGGGTTAAGCAGATGCTCAAGTTCAATGGTAGTTCCGGCCATTACGCACTGCCTCTAAAGCGATTTCCAGCCCAAACGATGCTATTGCTGCCGTTACGTTGGACGTTCTTCGTTGGTTTCACAGCCATATCGACAGCAGAAGCTAATGCGTCCTTAACGTCGTCATGGCTAGGGTTACGGCTGGACAGTTCTTCTTCCAAGGTTTGAATGTGCCCACCGCGATAGTGCCAGATAGAAAGGTTGTCGTACCTAGGCTCTAGGATAGCTGCAATACGTTCTTCCTTGCTGCCCTTATTTGGTCGGTATTCTTCGATAGAGATCGACAGACCATGTTGTTTGATAAGCTCTTTAAGCTGCTTAACGATAGCCATCTGAGCCACTGTAACTTCTGCCCGCATCTTGCGGAACGACCACTTATTACTCAGTTGCAGGATGTGCTCAAAGTAATCAGAGATACGGTCGGTACGGAAACGGTCAATGTCCAAGACGTAGATGTTGTTTTCACTGTCTACCCCAACGACAACCATTGCAGTATAGTCAGCCTTCTTACTCAAGCTAAATGCGAAGTCTACTGCACAGTAAACATTGAGTCGATGCGTCTTGTAGTACCAGTAACCGTTACTAAGCTGGAGATGTTTTCTGTCGTAGTACTGAAATTTGTCTGAACCTACGGGTACGTTATCAGGGTCCGTAGGGTCATTGTAATACTGTGCCCTGAACTGACCACGATCCAGATACTGCCCACGTTTCTTGGCTAGAATCTGCTGGTCGAATCCAAACCACTTACCATCTTTACGTTGCTGACGTGGCCACAGGAACTCACCCGTACCATCGCCCCTATTCTCTACTGCACGTTCAAAGATTTCGTAGATATTCTCTTCGCCAGACTTACTACCGTCTTTGTCGTACTGATCCTCTACCATCTGCATCAGGTCGTTATACAGGTCAATAGGATGGTAACGTGTCCCTACGACCCACTCACGGGCCTCTGCACCTTCGATGGACGACAAAAGAGAGTATTGACTCTTTACTTTCTCACGCCCCTCATTGGTATAAGCGTTCTCATACACAACAACGTCGTCCAGTACTGCGATATCACAATGCATACCAGTAAGAGAGGTTGTAAGGCCTCCAGTGAAGATGCTAGGGTCACGAACATTCTCCTTCTTGCGTAGGGGATGATCTAAAGCAATTTCACTTGTCGTCCAGCGAGAGCGTTTACCCTCTTCGGGATGAACGTGCTCAGGCCAATAACGACGATAAACCTCAGAAGTAAGAATACCCTTCATGAAACCTAGTTGTTTCTCTGCAAGGTTAGCGGTAGCAGAGATGTAGAGCACACGTAGGGTAGGATTCTTCGTAAGTTCCCAGACGACACGGTATGCAACCATACGAGACTTCTGGTGGTCACGAGGAAACAGAACAAGTTGGTGGGTTTTAGAGTCTTGACGGGTCCACCATTGAAGCAACTCTGAGTGACACTGACCTAATACCTGCTCAGGAGCCACCAGACGAACAAAAACCTCAAGGTCGTTCTCTGCTGCTTGTCTGATCTGGTCGTTAATAGGCTGCGGTTGGCTCATGTTGTAAATATATCACACTTCGGTTAGTATGTCAAGGGGGTTATTTTCTGTAATAGGTGTAAACGTAGAGCCATCATATAACCAACCGGGACCAGCTTCGTCCGTTCTGACCCAATTACGACCCATAGGTGCGTCAGCTACGACGACGTTAGAAACGACACCATTCTCGACAATTGCGTATCTCAAGGTTTATCCCTTAGTAGATAAAGATTACGGCACCACCGATGCCACCAGCGGCGTTGTTGCCTGTTGACCCAACTTCACCTTGACCACCAGCGCCCGGTTTAGTAGCGCCAGCGGAGGAATATGCAATCGCTGCCGTAGAGGAAGTAGCGCGGGCACGTGAGTCAGCTTGACCCAGAATAGCAAAAGCATCATCCAAGATTGAAAAGCCCAGCGGTAAATAGAAAAGGACTGTTGGTATGCTGATGTTGTTTACCAAGTTACCACCAGAACTTGTGCCATTTGCTCCACCAGTGCCGTTACTACTTGACGTAGCCCCGCCACCACCAGAACCGCCTGTGCAAGTAATCGTGTCAACAGTAGTCGAACCACCAGAAGAACTTGAACCACTATTAGCGCCTGCCCCACCAGCGCCGATAGTGTAACTAACAGAACCTCCGGGTGTAACGGTAAGAACCGATAGGGCTTGACCACCCGTACCCCCTGTACCTCCTGTGGTGGGGTTACCGACATCAGTAAATCCTGCTCCACCTCCCCCACCGCCACCAGAGGCAAAAACGTAAAGCGTAGTGACACCAGCGGGAACAGTGAAGCTACCCGTAGAAGTTCTTACGTCAATGTTACGGAGTCCTTGGAGTGCAGCAACAGCCTGAGCAGTCCGAAGGGGAGTCATGACCTTAGTGTTGTCGGTACCAGCCTGAGCTTCTGCCTGCGAAGCCAAATCAGCCGCTACAGTGGGGTTACCTGACGCCCCGGTACCATTCGTAATAACGGCACCAGTCCCTGCTGTAAGGGTGCGCTTAGTGAACGTATCCGTCCCGGTTTGAACGACAAGACCAGCAGCAGTGTCTAGTCCTGCCAAGGCAGTCAACGTAGCGTCAGAGGCTTGAGCACTGATATTAGCACGAGCAGTCGCTACGTTAGCCACGTCAGACAGATTGTTAGAACCGAGCATATCCCCGGTACCTGCACCAGCAGCACCCTTAGCTGCAAACAGTTCCCAGCGTAGGGCTACGAGGTCCGTAGAGAAGGTACCTGAGGTGTGATCGACAAGACAGATGTAGGCGTTACCAGCCTCTTGTACGAGGTCATTCTTAACGTAGGCACGGCCCGTGGTCCAAGAACTACGCCACTCAGGGACCGACGAAATATCAGTGATCTGTTGGCCGTTAAGGGTCAGACCAGAGACTTCAATCTCACCAGCGTTAAGGATGCTGTTGCCATTCAGGTCCAGATCAGCAAGCATAGCGTTGGGGGTACTTCCATCCAACGACAGCGTATTGTCGAATCCATCACGAAGAGCCTCAAGGCTTTCATTAATGGTTGCCGTAGAGTTGAACCCTGACGAGATAGTGCTGATGGTCGGTTTCTTCGCCATACTTATTGTACCTTGATTCCTAGACGTTCAGCATCCTCAGAAAGGAGCGACAGAGCTTGTTGATTCAATTCTTCTTCTTCCTTGGCCTTGAGTTTCTCTTTAGCCTTAGAAGCATTTTTGTCGTCAAGCCACCCACGTTCCAGCAAGAGCTTAGCGGCACCGAAGGATGAACGACCACCAGTACGCATCTCATCTGCAATGGAACGGATAGCCTCAGATTTAATTTTAATCTCTACTTCCCTACGCCACGTCTCAATGTCTTTCTTGATGTAGTTACTACGGCAGAGTTGTTGCCAAGTTTCCCACGATCCAAAGACGGCCCATGCGAAGGTGTACTCCGTAGGGTCAGTGCAGCAGTACGACAGATACAGTTTACGTAGAGACACATAAGTCTTGTCACCCTTAACGAGGTCTTCCTCACGCAGGGTGAAGATCACATGCTCAGGTTCAAAGTAGGAGAGTTCCCAGAAGAGGGACTTAGTGCGTAGCTTCCCTTGCGAGGTACGTAGCTGCTTCTCATTGAACATCATGTCGAGTGTGGTTCCTCTTGGTACTGCGTATAGGTCCTCGGGCTGCGCCCTGCGGAAACGAATCACTTGTTGCAATATTAACACACTACTTTTAAGTTTGTCAAGTACTTTCTTTTCGAGGGCCACTACGTTCTGAAAACGACACATAGATAGTCTATAAACGACAAAATAGGGGGTTGACAACTTGAAGAAATGTGTGTATAATAAAATTGTCCTTTGGCGGACCCTAAGTATATACTATATACTATAGGACTAACTCTACGTTCCTCCTCTATCTGGTTCCTTCCTCTAGGTTAGCTCTACGTTCTTCCTTAAGTACTACTTAAGTAGACTGATGCAGATTCCATGAGCACCCTACGTAGGGGAACCCCTTGGGTAGATAACCCACCATAGGACTTACGTAGGGTTCGATACCTAACAAGTCATAATCTAAAGCACCCCCTATGGTTCACTCCGTAGGGGTTTTCCCATTTGTATAGATAATCTGTCGTTTATACTTTGGTAGGGGCGTAGGGGTACCTTGTAGGTTGAGGAATTTTTATGAGAAAATCTTTAGGTGCAATGTACATACAGAGGCATACCCGCGCGACCCCCCGCCTCCGGGTTCACCGATGTGATCACAAACATGCCCGGGGGTATCACATTCGCAATCCCGCATGTGTTCCTTGTGATCACAAACTCCAATTGGTATTACATTGGTATACGTCAGCACTTCTGACCTAATTAGGGCAAAACACCCATCACATATTCAAATCTTTGCATACCGTTGATTACATTCACACATTCATATCTGTTCACCTACGCACCATGCCAACGGATACACATTCACATATGCGCATGTTTGCATACCGCCCAGTCGAGTGCGAACCATTCTCATAGGCAAGAATCTGAATCTGTCGTTCCCCTACGCATACACGCGCGTGATCCATTCCCAAAGATCAAAGACATTACTTAACATGTTAACTATTACCTGGTGAACGGCCTTATACCGATAGCCCTAGGGATAAACCGTGAGAACGAATCAGGAACATCCTGTATTGTGTCGTTCCAACGCAAGTTTGTTCCTAATGAATTCAATCACTTAGAAGAAAGTTTAGCTTCCCTTGTATTTTCTTCTTGCGTTATCTGAAAGCCTGTAGTTAATTGAATTCATCGAAAGCGAAACAACACAACACAAGGAACGACAACATGACAAAGCTTTACCGCGTTACCCTTAGCACTGGTGAGTGGATTGCAGACTTTGCTTGCCTTGATACCGCCCAACGTTTTGTAGGGTCAGATGAATCCCTTGTGCTTGGTGAAGTGTTCAAGCTTGTCAAACGTAAGCACTAAGGGGAATCTGCACCATGGTATCCTCTACTCTACTGCTCACATGCATCTTTGGGCTTGCTGCCCTAGTATGCTTCAACGCTAACTGAAAGGATCAAAGCTATGGAATGGAGACTGGTTAAGGCCGAAATCTGGCTATCGTCTGTCGATATGGCATGGGAACGTGAATGTGACGGCATACATCAGCGCCTGCACGTTATCTGTGACGACAAGGAGATGCATGCCTATGCCGCAACATGGATGCTTTTTGACAAGCGCAGGGTTTACCAGCTTAACAAGATCAAGCGGCGCTTTGTGATATCGCAAGAGGAAATCACAGGCCTTTGGAACGAGGTGTATTTCAACGGCCAAGAGGATTGACAGAGTTTTGCCCATGTGGGAAGCTTCATGGGCAATGCTAAGGCAATCTTAACAGAAGGGACAGGCTATGTCTTTTGTCGATAACATACGGGCCGTGTATGCCATGGCCAACGCAGATGAGGTGCAGCATGGGATGCACTGGTATGAGCAGGCGCAAGCCGAATGCCAGTTGATTGCCCAAGATTGCGGCTTGCCTCTTCACATTGTGGTTGGTGTCGTCGCTGCCCTATCGCCTACTAACCTCTGGGGCCAGAACGTGAAGGACGCAAGGCAATTCTGTGAGACGTTCACCCGTGGTGGATACTATGAAGATGTCAAGGCGTCCACCTATCACACCATGTGGGAAAAGGCATGGCGTATCTTGGAAAGCGTAGGGGATGCACAACGGGTAGCGACTATCCTTAACGGCCCCAAGATCACAGACTTTTATTGGTGCATCCTTGGCTATAGCACATGCGTTATAGACGGCCATGCTTGGGGTATTGCCCATGCTGACAGACGTGTGATGCAAGATGTCCCTAGCATAGGGAAGAAAGCCCGCATGGAATTGCAAGATGCCTATCGTGTCGCTGCCCATGCAGAAGGGATTGAGGCATACCAGATGCAAGCTATCACATGGGTCACATGGCGTCGTATCCATGGTGTAGCATAACGTAGGAAAGGACTAGGGCTATGACTAAAGATCAAATCTGTGACCTATACGACAGCAAGCCTGATATGACGTTGGCCCAACTGTCACGCATTAGCGGTAAGAGTGTATCGCAACTGAAACAAATCCTGATGGGAGGGAATTGAAAATGATCCGCAATACAGAATGGTTTGCCACAGAAGCAGAGGCACACAAGAGAGGTGCAGAGTTTGTCAGTAGCTGGGGCTATGGCTACGGCGCAAGCTATGCCGTGTGGCAAGCAAAGGATACGCAGAAGCCTCTTTCATGGGCCTGTGATATGTCACGTTATTCAAGCTGCGACTAAGGAGATGACAATGGAAAAGATGCACCTACACGTAATGCAGAAGGCACTGGATGCAGCCAAGAAGGAAGCGACAGCCCGCCTGTATGAGTGGTATGATGGGCAGGATATGGGCTGCTGTGGCTTTGCTTGGGTAAACGTCAGGCCTAAGCACAAAGGCAACACAAAGGAAGGTAAGGTAGAGCGCAAGGTGCTGCGTGAGATGGGCTTTGAGCTTGACTGGACAGGTAAGGAATTTCAATACTGGAACCCGTCTAAACTTGGGGTGCAGAACGTAGACTGTAAGAGACTAGGTGCAGTGGCAGCGGCCTGTGTGCTACGGGAACATGGCTTTGATGCCTACGCTGGCTCACGTTTGGATTAAGGCGCAGCCGAGCAAAGCTCTTAAAGGGAGGAACGACAATGGACATAGACAATTTCCTTAGTGATCTGGCATACGATATCAAGGTGGTGCAGGCTAACGCATCACAGGCTAAGAGCGAGGCATTCAGGTTCGACTCGCTATCTGATGCTCTTGATGGGCTAGACGCTGTGATGGATAGCTTAGGGGCCATACGGACCAGCATCCTTAAGGTCAGGGAAGAGGCTGAGTATAACGCAATCATGCAGAAGGTGACGACAAAATGATGAGAGATGCAAGAGACTTCGCAATCATTATGTGGGTAGTGATGCAAGGATGGGGGTGGTTCATGCCTGACAGCTATGGTATGTTCCAAGCACAAGTAGAGCAGGCGTATCTGGAACATGCAGATCGTCTAGGTTATTGGGGAGAATGAACGACATGAGTGCATCAGAACATCAATACAAGGCGGAGCTAACCTCTCTGTCGTTTGTGCGGGGTAACCTACGCCGTGCCGTAGAGGAAGCCGAGTGGCTAGGGGACGATGAACGTCTGGCCAGCCTTGAGCTAGAGCTTGAGATGGTAGAAGATAAGATCGCTAAGGGTCAACTCTACGAGCCTAACTGGTGATGAGGTATGGCAGACATCTTAGGCATCCTGCTAACTGTTGCAATATTGTCACGGTTTGACCTAGTGATCTACTTTCTTTACCGTCTGTTCAAATGGTAGTTGACGGATTAAAGAATGTTTGTATGCTAGGGCATCGCCCCTGCGATGGGTATATTAGTATCTCCCCATAGGTCAACGTAGAGGATAACGTAGATGACCAAACCTAAATCTCTTCCTTCTATCGACTATCTACGTAAGCGCCTACGTTATGAACCTGATACAGGTAAGCTGTTCTGGTTGGACTATGAGGGTATGACTAAGAGGTGGCGTACTAGACATGCAGGAAATGAGGCTTTAACTTCTTATAGTAGTAGTGGATACCTCTGTGGGTCTATCGACAACCAGTGTTTTCGGTCCCATAGAATAGCATGGTCACTACACTATGGAGAATGGCCCACCGGGCAGATCGACCACATCAATGGGGTAAGGGATGACAACCGTATCATCAATCTTCGTGCCGTAAGTAACCAAGAGAATCAAAGAAACAAGGTTATGGTTAGTAACAACACGAGCGGTGTTACGGGTGTCTCTTGGTATAAGGTTAGACGTAAATGGAAGGCACATATAAAGGTGGACGGACGATACTTACATCTTGGGTATTTCGATTTCATTGAGGAAGCAGCAGCAGCGCGTAAGGAAGCGGCTACCAAGTATGGGTTCACTGAACGTCATGGCACTAAGGTAGAGGAAGTAGAATGACCAACGTATCTCGCCTACCCTGTCCTTTTGTCGATTGCCAGAGCAGTGACGCCTTTTCATGGGATACCGACAAGGCTTGCGGTAAGTGTCACTCATGTGGTAATGGTTACCCGAGTAGACTTCCTACCTTTGATTGGGCCAGTGAAGAATACCCTACGGAATGGACACGCAAGGAGAATAGCGTCATGCAATCACAGACACCTACCAATCTATCTGTCGTCAAAGAGGAGTTCCTTACCCCGGTCTATCGCACCATGCGTTCGATCAGCGACAAGACTATGCAGTTCTATTCCGTGAAGACCTACGTCAATGCTGACGGTGAGAGCATCCGACAGGAATACGTCTACCCCTCTGGTGGTAAGAAGTTTCGGACATTGCCTAAGTCTTTCCGTGTGGAAAACTTCAAGAGTGATGAGCTATTCGGTATGGACAAGTTCAACGCAGGTAGTGCTAAGGCTGTCGTTATCACCGAGGGTGAGCTTGACGCTATGTCTGCCTTCCAGATGCTAGGGGATAAGGTTCCTTGCGTCTCTTTGCCATCCGCTACGCCAAGCCAGAAGCTCTTCGAGAAGTGCCGCGACTGGTTGGATAGCTTCGAGAAGATTTATGTGTCGTTTGATAGCGACATGAAGGCCGAGCCTGTAGCGCAGAAGCTTGCGAACCTCTTCCCCAATCGTGTCTACGCTATCCCTCACGACAAGTATAAGGATGCCAATGAGTTCCTTGAGGCTGGTGCCAAGGACAGCTATCGCACTGCCTTCCAGCAAGCGCGTAAGTATATCCCTGACAACATCTTCAATACGACAGAACAATTCCTGTCCATCCTGCACGACGATGATGATAGTAGTTACACCACTACTGGTATCCAATCTCTTGACGACGTGATCCTTGGTCTCATGCGTGGGCACTTCACAGTGTTCCAAGCACCCGAGGGTATCGGTAAGACAGAGTTTATGCGCTACTTGGAATACTCCATGCTCACAACGACAGATGATATCAAGATCGCCATCTGCCACATGGAAGAGGTCAAGAAGCGTTCCCTCTTGGGTCTTGCGTCGTATGCCTTGAAGAAGAATGTGACCCGTAAAGACCTGATTACGAACCAGACTGAGGTGGACAAGGCTATCGCTACGATCTCTGCTGATGAGCGTCTGTATCAGTTTACTCTCGGTGTTGACGAAGACCCTCTGGAAATCCTTGAGCGTATCCGTTTCCTCACTGAGGCATGTGGCGTCCACTACATCTTCTTTGAACCTATCCAAGACCTTGCGTATAGCCGCCAAGGGGATGAAAGCGTAGAGCAATTCCTGAGCCAGCTATCCACCAAGCTTGCACGTCTCTCCGCTGAGCTTAACGTAGGGATCGTGACCATTGCCCATGAGAATGATGATGGGGCTATCCGTGACTGCCGCATGATTGGTAAACGAGCATCTGTCGTTATCAAACTTGAGCGGGACAAGATGGCTAAGGAT